TCCTGGAGGAAGGTATGCCTACGATCACTCGTCTCGTGCCACTCGCTCGTCAACAGGGCACGCAAATCCCCTCCGTCCTTCCCACCGCGGACTGGTGTGACTCGCGCTCACTCGCTGCGAACACCGCTGAAGCGATCACGCCCCCAGTTGACGCTGACGGCAGCAAAGCCACTATCTTCCGCATCAACGCGTCGGCCGGTCCGCTCTACATCAACTTCAACGCCACCGCTGTCATCCCAACGGGCGACACGACCAACGGCACGTCCGCGATCATGATCCACGCCGAACTAGCCCCCGTCCTCGTCGTCGCGCCACTCGCCACCGACACACTCTCGATCATCTGCGGCTCAATCGCTATCGTCACTCTCGAAGCGTGGAACTAACACCATGACTCCGACGCAGGTACGGCCCTCCCGTCGTAGCCGTCGTGCGCGCAGTGCGCGCCGTCAGCGGATCGCACTCTGGTCGCTCGCTCTTCTCCTCGGCGCGGGCAGCGCGGCCGTGTTCGCCGACTATCCCGGCAAAATCCCCAACGGCACTGTGCTCGGCAATATCAGCGGCACGACGCGCTCTCCCTACGCGATCTCAGACACCACGACGGTCAACGGCGTGCCATGCGCGCTTGGCTCGACGTGCGCCGTCTCCGCCACTGCCGCAGGTGTCACCATTGGCTCCACCACTGTCACAGGCGGTACGTCTGGCGACGTACTCGTCGAAGTGAGCGGCATCCTCCAGTCTGCCACCCGCCTCACCGCCGCTCATCTCCCCACCGACGTGTCGTACTTCGATGTCGCCGAGACTCGCACCGCCCTGATGACGGTGAACAACTCTGATCTCGCGCTTCTCGGCTCCTCAACCGGCAAGACCACGTTCACGTCGCTCAACGCGGGTGCGTCGAACTTCACTGTCAATCTCCCCGGCTCGACTACGAACGTCCCGATCATCCCGCAAGTCATCACGGTTGCGGGGCCGACGGCGGCCCGAACGTGGACCGTGCCTGACGCCTCCGTCACTCTCGCCTCTCTCACCACCGCTGACCAGACGCTCTCCGGCGGCGCGAACGTCACGTCGCTCTCCATCGGCACAGTGACAAGTGGCACCACCACCATCGACTGTGGCACGTCACCCCTCCAATACCTCACTAACGGCGGTGCGTTCACACTCGCTGCGCCTGCCGTCGACGGCTCGTGCATCGTCCAGACGATCAACAACGGCTCAGCGGGCACGATCACGTTCTCCGGCTTCACGGTCGGCTCCTCAACCGGTGACGCGCTCGACGTGACCAATGGTCACATGTTCGCCATCTCGATCTGGCGGATCAACGGCACGTCGGGCTATCGCGTGGCGAACTACCAATGACGCGCCGACTTCTTGCTCTCGCCCTCTCGGCGGCGCTCGTCTCGCCTGCGTCTGCGGCGAGCTTGTTCACGCCCGAGACGATCTTCCCCTCCGCCGGTACGGCACAGTTCCCTGGCGACATCGCCACATACACAATGTGGTGGGGCGTGCGCGCGTATTCGGCAGCGGTCGCTGCGACCGGGACACAGAAGGCACTCGACCTTCGCCGCGTCAGCGACAACGCTACCTGCACCGCCCTGATCGGGACGAATGGCGATCTCGATCTCACAGTCGGTACGCCTTGCAACAGTTCCACTCAGACCGTCACGGCGTGGATCGGCGCATCGACGGCGCGCGTGTCTAAGATATACGATCAGACCAACGGCAATGCTTGCAGCAGCGCGTCGTGCGATCTCGTCCAAGCGACAGCGGGCAACCAGCCTCTCCTACACCTAACAGGATGCGGTGGGTCGGGCACCCGCCCGTGTCTAGAAGGAGTATTAGGACAAGGAAGCGGAGCATTAACTGGCGCTAACAACTTTACCACGGGTACTTCACACTCAATAAGTCTAGTCGCCGATCGCTCTACCGGAACTCAACAAATTCAAGAAATATCTGGAGTTATCGGTCAAAGTGCTAAAGCACTGTTCCCACACGTAGCAGGACAGTGGGACTGTGGAGGAACTACCACTACCGCCGCGGATGCTACATGGCACGTCGGCAACTGCGCAGCAGTATCAGGTATAAGTAACACCACTATCAACGTCGATGGAACCGAGACGACGGGTACAAGTTCACAGTCTAGCTTAACCGGAAAACCTACAATCATCCAAATGTCTGGCGCAAGTTTAACGGCAGTGTTATACGCCGAAGGTGGCTTCGCCGACAGTGTTCTTTGGACAGTCGGTACTCGCACCGCGCTCTGTCATAACCAGCGTCTGTACTATGGCACTGGAGGCTCGTGCTGATGTCTCACCTCGACGTAGTATTCAGCTTTATGTGTATCTGCGCGTGGACTTTAGCGACGGTGTTCGGAGGGATCGGCACGTTCTATCTCGTATGCACCATTCTACACCCTGATCTCCATCCGGCGATGATGGCACAGGCGTTTCTGAGCGGCGCAGTTATCCTCACGCTCTTCCGGGCTGGTTGATGTCTGCCGCGCCTTCCCCCTATCGCACTGTCATCGAGGCGATGTTCCGTATCGTCGATAAGAGCGGCGTCGCGTGTGACTTCCGACTCAACGACGTGCAGGCGCGGCTCGACGCGGGCTGGACTCGCCGCAACATCGTCCCGAAGGCTCGGCAAGAGGGCGTCTCCTCCTACATCATCGCTCGGTTCGTCGCGAAGTGTCTGACTGAGCAGAACCGTACGTGCGTCATCATCTCTCACGAGGCCGAGGCCACCACCCGTCTGCTCGGCCGCGCTCACTACATCCTCGAAAACTTGAAGCTCCCCTCCGATGTCAAACCAGTCCTCGGCACGAACTCCCAGAGAGCCATCGTATTCAAAAAGACGAACAGCACTATCTACATCGGCACCGCTGGCTCCCGCTCCTTCGGACACGGCGACACCATCACCGATCTGCACCTGTCTGAAGTATCAAGATACCCTGATCCTGAAAGCATCGTGCGAGGTACATTCCCAGCTGCGGAGCACGGGGAAATTACTGTTGAGTCTACGGGCAACGGTGTAGGCAACTGGTTCCATCGCCAGTGCGTCCGTGCCCGGGAGGGCGTGGGGTTCACGCTCCACTTCTTCGCGTGGCCCGACGCTCCCGAATACTCCATCCCGTTCGCGAGCGAGGAAGCGCGCTCCCACTTCTTGACGGGGGTGCAAGAAGACCTTGGTGAGCCTGCGCTCCTCGCTCGCGGCGTCTCCGCCGAACAACTCCAGTGGCGTCGAGAGCGCCTCACAATCGACTATGAACTCGACCTCCACGCGTTCGCGGAGGCGTATCCGTTCGACTTCGACGAGTGCTTTCAGTCAAAGGGGTTTGGGTTCTTCCGCCGAGTCAGGTTCGAGGAGACTGCCGCATGGACGAGAGAGTCAACGCAACTTCATGTTCTCGCCCCGCATCCCCTCCCCGGCCACATCTACACCATCGGCGCGGACCCCGCTGGCGGCGTAGGCGCAGACAACTCCGTCGCTCAAGTGTTCGACCTCGTCGCCCAGTGCCAAGTCGCTGAGTACGCGAGCGGCACCGTCGAGCCGCCGGAGTTCGGTGAAGTGCTGGCTCAACTCGGCAAGAGGTTCAACTTTGCGTACATCAACGTCGAGCGCAATAATCATGGCGGCACTACTCTCGCCCGGCTGCTGGACGTATATCCGGTCTGGCTGGTCCATCGCGGCTCGCGTGGCGAGGAGTCTACGCAACATGTACTCTCGCACCTATCACACTACGGCACGCTTACGACGGCTTCGTCGCGTGGCATCATATTGGGCACGACGCGAGAGCTACTCGCGACGGAATGGACGATCCACTCGCCCCTCCTCAAGAGCGAACTTGCCACGTTTATTGAGAAAGATGGCAAGGCTGAAGCAGACAACGGTTGCAAGGATGATCGCGTCATGGCGACGTGTATGGCGGCGGTCGTCGCTGAACGCGCGGGCGTCATCGGCTCGGTCGGCGCCGACTGGGAGCAAGCCTACGACTCCTACGAGCGAGTAAAAGAGCGCGACCCGTTCTCGTTCGAGGCACTGTTCGGCGAGCAGGGGCGTGAGCGCGAGATGTTTGGGACGCCGGAGAGGTTTCACTAATGATTTGGATCATAAGTACTGGCATTGTTAGTTTGCTTGTCGGTCTTGTTGCAGGTTTCTTCGTCGGGCTACGCTGTGCCGACAACGCAATTAGCAATTCTATTAGGTGGTAACGTGCGCGTCCTCTTCATCTCCAAAGAAGGTGACGGGCTCGGTGTCGCGCAGCGGCTCGTGTTAGAGGGGCATAATGTCGATGTGTACGTGGCAGACGACCGTTTCAAAAACGCAGGCCGAGGTATTGTCGGTCGAGTGGGAGATTGGCGGTTAGCTATACGTCGTGCTGATCTTGTCATCGCCGACTGCGTCGGGCTCGGCAAGTATGAAGATATTGTCCGTCAGACCAATCGCCCGTCGATTGGGTTCAGTCGTGCCCTCGACACCATCGAGCTAGATCGTC